TAATTAACTAAAAATAAACATTATGAACTAACCTTTACAAATATAATATTTTTTTTATATATTTGTTATAATTAATTAAAAAAATATTTTATGTCAAATTCTAAATGGTCAAAATACGATTCAGAAATATTTGAATTAATGCAAACAATTGAAAGCAATACTCAAATAGCTAAAACGATTTTGAAAACAAATGTTAAAATAGTTGATAATACAGATGTCGATTTATTAAGAACTTATGTAAAAAGATACAAGGAAAAAAACAAAGGGATTTTAGACGCTTGTACAAATGTAGGAATAAGTCCAGATGCAACTCCAATGCTATGGCTAAAGACAAAAAATGAAAGTGTACGTGTTACGAATCCACTTTACAAAGCACCGCAAGAATTTAACTTTGAAAAATTAGCAAAAGAAGTAATTCAAGAACTACAAAATTACGTTCCTAAATACCCACAACTTAAAAGAGAAACAAACGAAAATAAAAGGCTATTTGTTTTCGACCCCGCAGACATTCACATAGGCAAATTATGTAGTGCTTTTGAAGTTGGAGAAACATATAATAATCAAATAGCTGTACAACGTGTTTTAAAAGGATGTAAAGGAATTTTAAATGAAATTGATACTACTACAATAGATAAGGTTTTATTTGTTATAGGTAACGATATTTTACATATTGACAATGCAAAAAGAACAACAACAAGCGGAACACCACAAGATACTGACGGAATGTGGCACACTAATTTTTTAATAGCAAAATCTTTATATGTAGATATTATTGAAATATTAATGAGTGTTGCTGATGTTCACGTAGTTTACAATCCATCAAACCACGATTATACAAATGGATTCTTTTTGGCACAAGTAATTGAAACGCATTTTAAAGACTGCAAAAATGTAACATTTGATACCACAATAGCACATAGAAAATATTTTACTTATGGTAAAAATTTAATAGGTACAACTCACGGAGATGGAGCAAAACCGCAAGATTTACCTATGTTAATGGCACATGAATCAAAAGACTGGAGTAATTGCAAACATAAATATATTTATAGCCACCATTTGCATCATAAAGTAAGTAAAGATTATATGGGTGTTTGTGTTGAAACATTAAGAAGTCCAAGCGGTACGGATAGTTGGCATCATAGAAATGGTTATCAACACGCACCAAAAGCAGTTGAGGGATATATACACGATAAAGAACACGGACAAATACAACGTTTAACCTTTATATTTTAATTATGAAAATAACAATTGAAGCATACAAAAAAAAGCATACTTTTGAAAGTAAGTATGATGATTTTACAACAAGTGAAATAATAGAAATAATCACAAACTTACTAATTAGTGCGGGTTATGATTACAAAAATATAAAAGATGAATTATGAAAAAAACAATAATTATAATACTAATCGCATTTTTATTAATAGGGTGCGGTTCTGTAAAAAAAACAAGTGAAGAAACACAAGTAAAAACAGAAACCCAAACCGATATAACAAAGTTTAGTAACTCATTTACTTTAGAGCCTGTAAATTTAGACAAACCTATACTTTTAGGAAAAGATACGATTTACAACACACGTGTTATTTATAACAATTCTAAAGAAATAATTAAGGAAAAGCAAAACGTCGATTTTAAAGAAGAAAAACAAAGCAAAGAGGTAGATTATTCAAAAACAATAAATATAGTCGCAAATAAGCTAATTTTAATGTTTACGTGCTTTTTTGTTCTATATTTGATTTATAGCTTTATAAAAAATAAAACCACCTTATAACGGGTGGTTTTTTATTAAAAGCAATTCTCTAAACTTCTTTTTAAATCTTCAATTGTTGGCTTTTTTCTTTTGTCAACTTTTGGCGTTAATTCCTTAAAAATTATTTCTCTTATTAACTTGCTTACGTTTACTTTGTTTGCCTTTAAATCGGTTAAGATTTTCTTTTGTTCTTTAGTTAAAGTAAAGCTATGTACTTTTGTGTAAATTTCCATATTTTATAAGGTTTAATAAGAGAAAATAATATTTTTTATCATGTAATATTGTAGTTACCAGCAATGCCACCGACACCGCTAAAACAACCGTAATTGTGATTTAAAGTCATTAAAACGCTTTTCTTGTTTCTCATAATATTCTTGGTCTATTTCAAAGCCTACAAAGTTGAACCCGCCTTTATACGCTGCAATCCTACTGCTTCCACTTCCTAAATGGGTATCTAAAATCAAATTGCCTTGCTCTAATTTTGCAAAGTTTAAACAGAAGTCATAAAGTTCAACAGGCTTTTGAGTAGGATGGATTTTTTCATATCCTATACTCGCCTTTGCTTTTGCTCTTGCCATTTCAAATACTCTCAATGATTTTTTAAATGAAGTCCAACAAAGTTCGCCATCAGCTAAACTAAAATTCCTTTGTCCTTTATCCCAAAAAATCCATCCTTGTGAGTTCGGTAATAAACTTGCAAAATAATTACCACCCCAAATAATTTGATTTTTAGAAACCCTAAAAAGTTGCTCAAAATATTCTGCATCAGGAATTGAACTATCCCAACTTTTTTTAGTCCATTGCTTCCATCCGTTATCTACATTTCCAGCGTGGTTTTCTGCACCAATCCCATAAGGCGGGTCAACTATTGCCAAATCAAAATGGTTGTCTGCATAGCGTTTTAATGCCTTTACACAATCTTCCAAATAAACCTCCGAAGAAGGCACTGCTGGTAACACGTGCTTTGCAAAAGCGGGGGTTTCCGTTTTCAAAGAAACATTCTCGTTAAATATATCATTCATCTTCCTAATTAATTTTAGTGGTTAAAAGCCCCGCCTTCGCAAAGCACCATACGTTACAGAAAATGTTACCCAATAGCATCGAAAATCGAAACTTGATTAACATTTGACTTTTTTTCTATTCCTAAAACTGTTTCAAAAATTGTTCTTCCTGCTTCGTAGTCAACTAAGTTTCTTGCAATTTTCAACATCGGCTGTGTGCCTTTGTAATCAGAAACATCAATTTCGTGTATTTTGCAAAGCTCTTTTAATTCGTCTTTTGCTTGCGATACAACTCCGCTAATATTTCTGCTACTCAATTTATTTGGTAAATTAAAGTTAGTCCAATACAAATGCCTATCTCTTTTAATTGCTGGCATCAATGGTTCGTAATATGGTATTACATTTTCAACTACAAATTTTCCATTTCTGTAATAATGTTGCAAAAACAAAATTTCTTCATAAAGTTTCATATCTGGATAAACAGGTTGAGTAGTTGTATCGTAGTTAGAACTATTCCAATATCTTGCTCTTGAATGGCTTGGGCAAGGTGGAGAACTCCAAATGAAATCAAAGTTTTTAAAGTTTTCTAACAAATACTGGTGTGCATCTGTTACAATAACTTTATCATTTGGAAAACGTTCTTTGTACATTCTTGCAAGTTCTTCATCGTATTCAATTGCTGTAACCTCAATTTCAATTCCTTTTTCTTTTGCAACTTCATCCCATTTATATCGGTTTCCACCTAAACAAGCGTATAGATTCAATATCTTATAAACACTTCCTGTAACAGCGTGTTTATTCAATTGTTGCTCTTGGTTTAATTTTTTGGTCATTGTGTACTTGTATTTTTTAGTAATTAATTAAAAGTTCGTTTGTGTTTTTCAACAACTGAAATAAACACGCAAAACGTTATCGCCAATACTACAATCCTGCAAATAAAGGAGGATTATCTAATATCTTCTTAACTCTTTTATTGCTCATATCTACGTGTTTCTTTGTTATTTCGTAACCTACAAAGTTTCTGTTTTCTTTTACACTCATTGCGCATTCTGTCCCGCTTCCAGCAAAAGGAACAACTACTAAATCATTTTCACGGCTACAGGTTGTAATTAATATCCTTGTTAGTTTTTCAGGCTTTATTGTATCGTGGTCGTAGTCGCTTGTTTCATAGTTTGGCAATCTTATTACATCGCCAACTTTGTGTTTGTTTTCAAATGGTCTTGCTAAATCTTTATATTCTTTTTGCAAATAAGGATAACACCATTTTTGTAATTTTAAATAAAAATCCTCTGTGAACATCATAGGTTCTGTTTTATCTAAACTCAAACAAGCAGAAGCAACACCACCACCGTTTGTTGCAGTTCCTAAAACTTGGTTAACTTCCTTTAATACTATCCTCCCTTTTGCCTTTAATATCTGTTCTCTTATGTAATTTCTGTTAGTTTCTACATAATCTATTTCATACATTAATATTCTTTCAGTAAGTGGTGGGAAGCTCCTGTAACCTTCAACATTAACCATACTTTGTTTTGCTTGGTTTGTGTTTTCCCACACCAAACTATTTAATAAATTAAAATGTTTATCAAAAATTATCTGAGCATAAGCAATATTTTTAGCATCACCATACCATAATAAAGTTCCATTATCAGCTAAAATCCTTTTACATTCAATTGCCCATTTTTCAACGTCTTTTAAATAATCTTCAAAGGTTTTCCAAATAAAATCAAAATCACCTTTTACCTTATAATATGGTGGGTCTGCAATAATTAATTTTGCGCATTTATCAGGCAAAGTATTGTCTAAAAAATTAGAGTGATGTATGCGGTTTAAATCCGTACTGGCGATAACAGTGGTTTTGTCGCATTGTGGCACTTGGGCGTTTTTTGAAAGTTCAGTCATAATTTTAATTTTTAGTTTTTATTTGTTAAGTTTGGTCTTTAATCGCCACAACGACGACAAAGCCACGAAACGTTATAACTCATTTTACCAAAGGCGGTGTAAATTGAGAATTTTCAGTATTTTCACAAAACCATTTAGTTTCGTCTTTGTTCGCTTTATTTTTAATTAAAGCGACGTGTATTAATTCTTTTCTGCAATGTATATCTTGTACAATTGCTCCATTATCCATTTCTTTTCCTAAGTATTGTACTATTTTATCTTTTAAAACTACAATATCAAATTTATCTATATTCATAAAAAACGAGTTATAACAATGGTTTGTAGCAAAACTGCTTTAGTTTGTACTTACATTGTTTTGTTAATTTTTCTTTTGTGTTTGTTATTTTAATTTTTAATTCCACGTTCTGCTACAAGCCATCGAACGTTATAAACAATCGTTTACCATGTCTTCATAGCCAAGTGCGTTTTTAATCATAAAATGCAGTTTTTTATTTTCTTCTTCAAGCTCTTTTATACGACTGTTTATAACATCAGTTTGTAGTAATTGCAAGGTCGTTGCTTTTATTACTTCTTCAATCATTAATAGTATTTCATCTGTGTAAAACTCACTTTTAAAGTCATAATCAAATTCTTTCTCTAATATTTTTTTAACTTCTTTATTCATTTTTTGTTATTTTTAGTTATTATTATTTGCAACTACTACAAGCTGCGGGGCGTTATGCGTAATTAAAAGAACTCGTTAATCATAGCATCTACGGTTGGTTTTAAGAACCTGAAATACTCTCTTTTATGTTCAGCAATATCTTCTTCATTTATCCCCAGCCAAAATATAATCGGCAAAGGAATTTCAAACTCTTTAGATATTGTTTCTAATACGCTAATGTTTGGAGTTTTTGCCCCAGTTTCAATTTGTGATAAGTAAGTTTGAGTTATGCCTATCAATTTTGAGAACTCCAACTGATTTAATTGTGGTGTTCGTTCTTTTCTAATGTTTCTAATTGCTGTTCCTATATTCATAATTTTACGTTATTTATTAAGCAAAGGTAATAATTATTTCTGACAAAACAAATTTATATTAAAAATATTAACTACGCATAACAGCGGTTTTAATCAATTGCGGTGGCGATACACCGCAACTGTATTAAAGCCGCATACGTTATAAAACATTTACTAAGAATGGTCGTTAATCCATTTTATAGCTATTTTATTACCGCTAATATTACATACTTCCTGAAAGTTTTTAGGTTCTCCAATTTCTTTTATCCTGTTTTCAAAAAACTCAATAGCTTTTTCTTTTCCTTCTGTTTCTAATAATTCTTTTGCTTTACTTATTACTGTTTGTGCCATGATAAAACGTTTTATAACACTGCATTGTAAATATTATTGTGTCAGTGTTTGATTAATAATTTGTTTTGTGTTTGTATTCTTTGTTTTCTTCTGTAAAGTTTCCGCAAGCATTCAATAACATCTACAATGCTTTAACGTTATGTAAAAGTTTAGCCAAAAATGCGTTTAATTGCATTTGGTGTTAAACTAACTTCTGTAACTTCATTTATTAAACTTTCAATTGTCTTACTTTCATTCCATGATAACCATACATTTCTACCATGAGAATCAACAACAATAAAATAAGTACTTTGTTTTACTACTGAATAATTTTCAAATAAAACTTTATCTTTTGCTTGTTCAAATTCTTTTTTATTACCATGTTTTGAATAATTAAAAGGTTCATTGTCTACACACGGAACAAACATTTCTAATTTCAATGGTTGTTTTAGAAATTCTGCATATTTAATAACACTATTTATAAACGTTTCATTTACTTGGTCGTAATCTTCTATTGGAGCATTTTTGTATTTGTCTAAAACAAAATCTGTCATTGATATTAATTTCATATTTTTATTTTTTAATTGTTAATATTTAAAACCTTTACATAACAAGTGTTTTGCTCAATTGTGCCGAAAGTAGTTTGCGGTTAGGCACAACTGAAGCAAAGCACTCGAACGTTAGCCGCAATACTCGGACACCCTCCGAACTGCGACATTATAATAATTTTCATCTTTCTCTATTCCAATGAAGTGCCGACCTGTTTTTTTACAAGCGACACCCGTAGTTCCTGAACCCATACAGTTATCTAAAACCGTTTCGCCTTCGTTGGTGTAGGTTTTTATTAAATATTCCATTAATGCTATTGGTTTTTGAGTAGGGTGCAATCTATCTTTATGTTCAGTTGCAAAGTAAATAACTGACTTTGCTAAATTTTTGTCAGCCATAAAATTATCTGAACTTTTTAATTTTGTAGGGTTTGGTCTTGGTAGTAAAGCATTCATTCCAGCACTTCTTTCTTTAATAGAAGTATCTTGCACTCTTGGTTTTCTATCTGTAAGTTGTGAATTATAAGTGGCTTTTATCTTTGCGTTATGAGTAAATCCACCTTTTGAAAAAACCAATATTTCTTCGTGTATCTTCAATGGCTGATAACTACCAGCTAAGAAATTCGCACATTTATCTTTTTCCCATATAAAAGTATGTTTGAATAGTTTTGTATTACTCATTACAACTGCACTTGTAAAAGGTTGCTGTGCTGTCAATACAATACTTCCATTATCTTTTATAACCCTTTCATATTGCTTCCAAAGTAGCTCAAATGGTATAATTAAATCCCATACAGCTTCCGTTGTATTGTAAGGCAAATCACAAAGTATCATATCTATACTTTTATCTTCAATTTTATCCATTTCGGTAAGGCAATCACCCTGATAGAATGTACTGCGGCTAACAGCACCTATACAAAAGGCGGGGGTTAGTGGTTCAATCAAATTTTCGTTTTCAAATAAAGTTTTCTGCATAATATTAAATTTTCGTTTTCAAATCCCGCCCTTCGTATAGCTGCGAAACGTTATAAGCAAGCTATTCCTCACGTTGCTTTAGAAATTCATCAATAACTTTTTGCGTGTCGTCAAATACATAAAAAGCATCTTCTCCGCAATCTCTTGCCCAATCAATAAATTCTTCTAATAATTCTTTTAAATCTTCCATAATAATAAATATTTAGCCTGCTTATAACAAGTGTTTACCGTCAGTGGCAGGATTGGGTTATATCCGAAATATTTCGGCTTATTTAATGTTTGTTGTTTCTTTGTTATTTTGGTCTTGAAATTGCCACCGAACGGCAAGCACTCGGACGTTAACAAATATATTATTCCGAACTTTATCTATAATATTTTTGTATAATATTTTTACTTCTTAAATTTAAAGAGTTTATAATTTCAGTAGCCTCTTGTTTCTTTTTTTGTCGATAATAAACTTGAAATGCGTTTAAATTAAAAAAACTTATTAAAGATAATCCGCTTATTTTTGCATTAACTTTATCGTGGTGTGTTATTATGTGTTTTAATTCAAAATCTTTTGTTTTAAAACTATATTGTTTAGCGCCACATTTTAAAATTTCTATTTTTGAAATATAATAAATATTATAAATAGAAAATAGTCTTTTATATTTTTCCATAATTTAATTATTTTGTGTTTAAAAATACATTTGTTAACAGCGGTTTTAATCAATTGCGGTGGCGATACACCGCAACTGTATTAAAGCCACATACGTTAGCAAACATTGTTACTAATCGTTTTCATAAGAAAACAAAATTGGACATTCGTAACCTAATTTCTCTAAATATTTAACTATCCAATATGGTGCAGAACTCATATCTAAAATATTAACGTTAATTAATACTTCGCTGTAATATGTGTTTTTAAAAATAACCAAATCAGTTAATTTAGTAGCTTTAAAATCATTTTTTCTAAAACCGCATTCAATTGATTTTTGAATATATTCAGAAGAATTGTTTCTACGTTTCATTTCTAAAACACATATTTTTTCCCAAACTTCTAATGTTACATTTTGTAATTTCATCACGTTTTGTTTTAAAATACCACAACGATTTGCTAACATCGGTTATACGCTATTGTGGCATTAGTTATTAATTTATACTTGTTTTTATGTCTGTAAATCAGTCTAAAACTGAAACTTTCGGAATTTCTTGACCACAACAGACGTATAGCCGAGAAACGTTATAAGAAATATCTACGTTTTATATGTTTCAAGAAACTTTCTCAAAATATTTTCTTCGTGCTTAATACTTTCTTTTGTGTTTTTTAATAACCTCTTATTTAAGCAAATATTCATTTCTGCATTTTCTTTTTGAAGCTTAAGCTGTTCAATTAACATTTCTTGTGATTCAATCCATAATTTTTGTGATTTTATACTCATAATTACTATTTGTGTTTATACCCGCTACTTCTTATAACAGCAATTTGTATAAATGGCTACTATTCGCAGTTTTGGATTGGTTATTTATTAATTTATAATTCTTTAAATTTTGTTATGTATTCGTTTAAATTACGCCATTTATACAAGTTGCAAAACGTTACCCGCTATGCTGTGATAAAAACTCCGACAATTCACGAAGCTGGTTAGCGTGTTCAGGTTTTAATATAAATTCTTCCCATTGACCATATTTGCATTTATAACCAAATATATATTTTAAACCAGCTTTTAATCTTCTCCAAAAGTTGTGTTTCATCAAGTGAATATGGCAGTATGTTAAGTTATCTTCATTGTCGTGTTCAATGATAATTTGATGGTCACGGCTACTGCAATCGCAAATAAGCACAGCAGGTAACATAGGTTTTGTGCTATTGCTTGGTTCTGGTTTTTTTGAATGTTTAATCATAATCTGTAATTTTTAGTGTTTAAATTAATGTTTGTTTTATTTTTTGTCGCAACAGACACAAAGCCTGATAACGTTAGTAGCAAGACTACGTTAACGTTTCCTTGATGAGATTTTCCAAATCAAAATGGTCTTCAATATCCCACTCATCTTTATTTTTCATTTTAATAAGCATATCTAACATTTTTTTTGAGTTTGCAAATAATTTAGCATTAGCCATAACTTCCTCTTGCGTTAAGCCAAAAACGTGAGCTACACTATGAGTGTTAACTTGTTTAGAAAAAACAATAATTTGCATTAGTTCGTCATTATGCCCTAATAAGTCAATTACTAAATCTTCTTTAAAATCGCCTTTTGTTCCTTTAAATTTGTTCATTTTATTTAGTTTTTATAAGTTAATTTATTTTAATAATCCGTCCAGCTACTAACAGCGGTTTGAAAGCAATTAAGGCAACAGTCTTTAATTTAAAGATTTTTTCTCTGTCCTTTTATATCGGTTTTCAATTTAGAAAATCGGTATTTCATTCCTTAACTGCTTCAAGCTGCGAAACGTTAAACCAACTCCCACGCCTTAACCTCTATTTGTTTAGCATCTTTATCTAATTTTAATTGCAAATCTAAACACGCTTCGACCTTATAGATGCTTTTTGGTGGTATTTTAGTCCTAAAGTAGTATTCAATGGTATCTGGCTTAACTTTTAATTTATTTGCTAATTTTTCAACAAATGATTTTCTGTCGATTAGTTGTTGTAGTTTGTGTATCATGATTTTATTTTTTACAAATATACAAACTATTTTAATACAAATAACACAGCAACGTTATTTATAATCAATATAAATTAACTTCATTGTGTTGTTTATCTAAAAAAAGATATTATATTTGTACCATAATAATTAAACAAATTATGAAAACAATTATCTTTTTATCAGTTGCAACTATCGGAATGAGTACCGATAATTATTTAGTAATGTCAGGTGCATTGCTTATATGTGGAATATTAATCTTTAAAAATAAATAATTATGGAAAACATTAAACAATTAGAATTTGACTATGTATTGAGTAGTTTGGAAATTTTAATATCAATAGAAGAATTTAACCAAAACGAATACAAGCTAAAAAAATTAAACGAGTTTAAAAAATATTTAAAAAAGTGGAGAAATGAAACGACTAAGTAAACTAATAACAGAAATTGAACGCAAAGTAAAAGAGGTTGCGTGTGATAACATCGACTTTAGTGAAGAAATAGAGGATAGATTTTGCACGTGTGAATCTTTTGCAGAAGTTGGAAATGTAATAGTACATTTTGAATTTGATGCACACGACACAAGAAGCGAAAATATAGAATTAGAATGGATAACTTTTGAACCAGTATTAAACGAGAAAGGAAAAGAATTACCAAATGTTACGAATTATTTAAATAGATATTTTTATGAAATTAATTAAACAAATATTAGACGCTTTTAAAGTTTACAATGCTGAACAAAAAGCAAAGCAAGAAAAAAGAGATTTTCAAATATCAGTTAACGGAATGATGAAAATAGCTTTTAAATCCGATACTAAAACCGCTATCGAATTGCAAACAGAATTTAATAAACGTTTTGAAAGCGAAATTGCAAAGCGTGGATTAGACGCACAAATTGAAGCTATTGACTGCGAAGATTATTTTAACAAAATTAAAAAGAGTTTACAATATGGAAATTAAAGAATTTATTTTTATAAACAAAAGCAAAATAAATGCAAGATTAGAAAACGCATTAAACAGTTTAGATTTTCACTATAACGTTAATGATGTGTATAAAATTAATAAATCACATTTTAGGACAATCAGAAATGTAGGTAATTATACAATAGATTTGTTTTTTAAACTTCGTGAAGAAATGCCAAAAGAAAAAACAGATAGCGTAGTAGATTACGTAGTAAACCAATTTAAAGAGCGTTCTAAACGTGGAATTGAAAAATACGGAACTACACTACAAGAAAATAATACAGATGATTTCTTACAACATTTTAAAGAGGAATTAATGGACGCAATTTTATACATTCAAAAATTACAAAGTATGAAGAAATAAACTAACTAAACAACCCAGCAAGCGTGCTTTGATAATTTAGTGATTTGATTTTATATAAGAAGCTTGCAACCTACCTAATGAAGTATAGTAGTTAGGTAGTTAATTTTAAAACTAACTACAAATGAAAATAACACTCAAAGAATTATCTAAACGCACAGGTACAAAAGTTGAAACATTAAGAGGTCTTTTAAAACGAAATAATGTAAAGTCAGTCGGGACCAGAATAAATAATAAAAATCCTGAACTTCTTTTTGAACTTGCAGACGCAAAAAAAGCAATTAAATCAAAAATAAAAATAGTTGAAATACCGACTATAATTTACAAAAGAGAAACCGAAGTTTATCACATTTATGAATCTAAAATGAATTATGAAACTAAATAAAATTATAAAACAACTCCAACAAGATAGCGGAATGAATCAAAGAGAGTTTGCCAAATATTACGAAATTAGTTACTCAACTTTAAACCACGTTATCACAAATGAACAAAGATGCGGGATTGACTTCTTTGAAAAGGTATTAATAAAAATGAAATTAGATTATCATGTCGAAATTAAACAAGCGTAAAAGCATAGTATTAGTAGGGAAGCGAATACCGACAGCCTACGAAATTCAAAAAGAAACTACTTTAAAAGCTAAAGAAGTTTTAGAGCAAGTAAAAGAAATGGAACATATAAAAAATAAACCTGTACGTTATGACATTAAGAAATAAAACACCAGAACAACGCTTTGAACAAATAAAACGAATTATGCGTAAACTCGAAAAAAGAGGACAGAATAACGAAAAAATTAATAGTGAATATAAAAAACTTTTGAAAAATGAATTTAACAGATAAAATAACAATAACTCAAGAAGATAATATGTTATTAATGGCTCGTTATCCTGATAACTATTTTGACTTGGCTATTGTTGATCCACCTTATGGGATTGATTTAGCTAATATGAATATGGGAATAGGTAATACACCAAAAGCTTCAAAAGCTAAAAACAGAAAATGGAAAGCAAAAGATTGGGATAATGCAATACCTTCAAATGAATATTTTAAAGAATTATTTAGAGTATCTAAAAATCAAATTATATGGGGTGGAAATTATTTTAATTTAGGAATATGTAATAAGTTTATTATTTGGGATAAAGAAATTCCTGAAGGTTTGTCTTTTTCAGATTGTGAGTATGCTTGGACTTCATTTAGTGGTGCAAATAAAATATTTAGATATTCAGCATATTTAAACAAAAGCGAGAAGTTTCACCCAACACAAAAGCCACCACAATTATATAAATGGATATTAGATAAATACGCTTCAAATGAAAAGATAATATGTAAAGTGTGTGATAAGAACGGAATGGTTCAATATGATTGTAATATAACTGGGGACTTGCGTTATTGTTCATATCATGATTTTGGAGATAAAGAAAGAGATTTTAGGGTTTTAGACACACATTTAGGCAGTGGTTCAATAGCTATCGCAGCACACGATTACGACTTCGAATTGACTGCCTGCGAATTGGATAAAGAATACTACGACAAAGCAGTACAAAGAATAAAAAATCATATTTCACAACAAAAACTTTTTTAATTAACAAAAAAACGTTATATTTGCATAACTTTAAAAATTAATAATTATGGGAGCATCAAAAGAGTATTTCCTAAAGCTATCAGAAGAAATTTACAGCCAATTAGGGAACGATGAAAAAACTTATCTTAATCATTTAGGCATGGAAGTAAGACAACTACCAACTGAAAATGATTTAGAAGATGAGAACTACAAAAAAATACGAAAAAATCGTATAGAATCATGGAACAAAGAACAAGAGTATTTGTTTAACAAAAGAAATAAATAGTTATGAATGTAGATAAATTAAAAGCGTTATATTTGAAGTACGAATTAACGAAAGACGATGTATATAAACACCAACATTACATTATAATTACAAGAAGTGGAATAGATAAAATACAAGCTAAAGAGCAAGTATCTATTAATTATGATGTTATTAATTGCGAACCTAAATTTTGTGTAGTTAAAGCAACTGCAATAAAAGAAAATGCAAGTATTCAAACATTTGGTTCAGCATTAAAAGGAGATAGTTTTAAAGATGGTAATACTCAAAGTTGGTATGTTATGGAAATGGCAGAAAAAAGAGCAATGAGCAGAGCAGTTTTAAAACTTACAGGTTTTTATGAACTTGGAGTATTTGGAGAAGATGAATCAGAAGAATTTAAACGTAAATAAATAAATAATTTAAAAATTATGCTATTATTAAAAATAAATTCATTACATTTGTATTAGTAGAGTCGTCGCTACAATTAAAAACATTATACAAATTCCACCAATGACAAAGACGACGACCTTTTGACTTGGTGGTTTTTATTTTATGGATATAGAAATATGGTTGCAAGTATTTGGATTTGATGATTATCAAATTTCTAATTACGGAAATGTTAAAAGTTTAAAAAATGGCAAAGAAAAAATTTTAAAAGCTGTTGAAAATGGTAGGGGTTATTTATCTGTTTGTTTAAGAAAAGATAAAATAGCGTATACAAAAAGAGTTCATGTTTTAGTTTGTGAATCTTTTTTAAATCATTTTGGAAATGGAACTACCGAAAAATCAATAGACCATATTGATAACAATAAATTAAATAACAAACTTAGTAATTTACAAATAATATCACATAGAGAAAATATTGTAAAATCAGTAAAAAATAAAACAGGTTTAACTGGTGCTAAAAAACATGGAGAAAAATATTGTTCTTATATTACAATAAATAATAAATATAAACACTTAGGGGTTTTTAAAACTGCTTTAGAAGCACATAATAGATATAAACAAGAAGTATTAATATTAAATAAATAATTATGGAATTAAACGTTAAAATTCATTCAATTGGTCAAACGCAAAATGTAAGCGATAAATTTTCAAAAAGAGAGTTTGTAGTAGAAACACAAGAAGAGTATAAACAATATTTATTACTTCAAGTAACTAAAGATAAATGCGGTTTATTAGATAGTTATAAAGTTGGTCAAGAAGTAAAAGTTAGTTTAAATTTAAGAGGTAGACTTTGGACTAATCAAGAAGGCGTAGAAAAATGTTTTAATACTTTAGAGTGTTGGAAAATTTCAAACGATTCTGAAACAAGTAACCCATCAAGTGAGCCAACAAGTACCCAACAAGCTGCAGTACCCAGTAACGATTTACCCTTTTAGAGAACATCCAATGTTAAAACTTTTAGTATCAACATTTGATTTAATTATGCCTGATGAAAATTAGGCATTTTTTTTATAAAATAGTTTGTATATTAAAAAAATTGTTTATATTTGCATTTGTAATGAAGTGAGACGCATTATATAAATAGAAAATATTATATAGAATCCTATTCAGGAGGCACGTCTCACACTACTGCCAAATGAATGGGATTTTTTTATTTAATTTAATAGTTGTAGGTAATCTTTAAACCTTAAATATTATGGAGGCAAGAGTAAAATTAGAATTTTACGGAACAGAAAAAAGCAAAACAGAAGATTATACTTTAGTTGCTTATTCTAATGTTGCAAATGAAATTTATATTGCTATTGATATGGGTGATGTAGTTCCAAGTTTTATTTGTTTAGACAAACCAACTTCGGTTCGTTTAGTTCGTGAGTTAAAAAAACAAATTGGTAATTTAACAAACGATTAATCATGGCGGAAAATAAAAAAAGTTTTACAGCTTATTGTGATTGGAACACAACATTTAATTCTTTACCTGATGAAAAAGCTGGTCAATTAATTAAACATTTATTTGCTTATGTAAACGATGAAGAACCAACTACAGATGATTTATTAATAAACGCAGTTTTCGCTAATATTAAAGCTACTTTAAAAAGGGATTTGATAAAGTGGAAAGAAAAAAGCGAAAAAAATAAACAAATAGCAATTGACAGATGGAATAAAAACGCAAACAAAGGCATAGAAGTAAATACAAACGTATGCGAACGCATAAAAACAGATGCGAATTATACCGATAGTGTTAATGATAGTGTAAGTGTAAGTGTTAGTGTAAGTGATAATGTAAAAGATAAAAATAAAAGAGTAGTAAATAAATTTACCCCACCATCACAAATTGAAGTAATAGATTATTTTAACCAAAATGGTTATAGTAATGAAAGTGCAATTAAGGCTTTTTTATATTATGAAACAGGTAATTGGAAAGATGGAAAAGGAAACCAAGTAAAGAATTGGAAACAAAAAATGCAGTCTGTTTGGTTTAAAGAAGATAATAAAATTAAACCGGTTAACAAAGGTTATGATTATAATAAATTAAGAGGTAAATTATCATGAGTACATTCAATATACAAAATTGGGATTTAATAAATACAAATAAAACTTCCGGAACTGCAAAGCTAAAATGTCCAGCTTGTACCGATACAAGAAAAAACAAACAAGATAGAAGTTTATATGTAAATTTTAATTCTGGAGTAGGTAAATGTTTTAACGATGGTTGTAGTGCTTTATTTTTTAAAGATAGTATTGAAAAATCAATAGTAAAAGAAAACTATACTTTGCCGGAGCAAACATGGAAAAATTATACTAACCTTTCAGATAATTTAGTAAAGCATATTGAAACAGAACGTAAAATAAATCAATATACTTTAAATCATTTTAACGTTACAGAAGAAAAATATTATCAACCGGCATTAAGTAAAGAAGTTAACAATGTTGTTTTCAATTATTTTGAGGGTGATGTATTAGTAAATAAAAAATATCGTTCCGGAAATAAAAAGTTTACTCAAAGCAAAAACGGAAAACCAATTTTTTATAATATCAATTCAATTATTGGAGAAACTGAATGTTACATAACAGAAGGCGAATATGATGTATTGGCACTTTACGAAATAGGAATTAAAAATGCTATATCAATTCCAAATGGTGCAAATGATAATGATAATTACTGGCAAAATTCGGAAAAGTATTTAAAAGATATTAAACGTTTTTATATTGCAACTGATAACGATGAATCCGGAAACAATGTAGCTGAAAAAATTGCACAACGTTTAGGGCGTTACAGATGCGAGAGAGTTTTATTCGAAGGTAAAGATGCAAATGAAGATTTAAAAGCCGGAATACTTAATAAAACAATTTACAATACTGAAAAATATCCCGTAGCCGGAACGTTTAAAGTTAGTGATGTAATAGAAAATATATTTTCTCTTTATGAAAATGGTTTGCCTGAAACAATAAGTCCTAAACATTATTGCTTTGGAAACATAAAAGAAGTGTTTAGTGTAATGAAAGGTCATTTAGTAGTTGGAACAGGTATTCCTTCACATGGTAAATCTAATTTTACAGAATGGTATGTTTTGAACTTGGTAAAAGATTACAATTTTAAAGCTAGTTTCTTTAGTCCGGAACACCACCCGTTCGAATTGCACCATACAACTTTCATCGAAAAAACATTTGGAAAGTCTTTTTGGTATGGTAACGATGAATGTCCTAGAATATCAAAAAACGAAATTGCACAATACCAAATTTGGGCAGAGGAAAAAATTTATTTAACCGGTACAGAAAATGGAGAGTTTCCAACTTGGGACTGGTTATTTGAAAAAATGAAAGAACAAATTTTTAATTATGGGATTGATATTTTTGTAATCGATGCATTTAATAAATTAGGGTTTAACGAAAAGGGTAATAAGTTAGATTTAATAAATAGCGTACTTACTAAATTAACTATGTTTGCTCAAATGAATAACGTTATAGTTTTTTTAGTTGCACACCCTACAAAGATGCAAAAGGGTTCAGATGGTTTATACGCAAGTCCAACGCTTTATGATGTTTCCGGAAGTTCAGATTTTAGAAATCAAACCCATGATGGATTTTCTGTTTACCGATTCTTTGGAGATGAAGAAAACGAACCAAAAACAGTATTTGAAAACCTTAAAACAAAAATGAAATTTCAAGGTACTATTGGTGGTTTAGTAGAATATGATTATCATATACCATCAGGAAGGTATTACGCTAAAGGAACACAAGTACCAACATTTAATTTAATTGAATCCGGAATAATAGAAATAGAAGAAAACGAACCGGAATATAAAATACAACCGGTTACACCACAAGATGCTTTTGGAAATCCTTACGATGATAATTCTGATGTACCATTTTAAAAAATAATATTATGAGAAACTTTGAAAAAGAATTAGAAAACCTTGCAATGTATATTCAAGCCTATGAAGATACAAGCCTAAACGATGGGGAAAGTCTTAACGAACTATTGCAAAAGATAAACGTAACTCTTTTTTATTTAGAAAAAGAACGTTCAAACTTTAAAAAGTTATACGAAAATCGTATCTTTGAACTTACAACTGATAAAAAAATGACAGTAGCAAGGGCGGTTAACTTTGCAGAAGTTGAAGTAAGCGAGTTATATTTATTGCGTCGAATTATGGATAGTGCATACAGGGTAAGTGATGCAATCCGTACTAACATAAGTTTTTTAAAATCTGAAAAAAGAAATGCGTAAAGTATATCAAAGAAAATGTTTAGTTTGTAAAGAAAAGTTTACACCGCAAAACAATACTCAAATAGTTTGCAGTCCTTGTTGTTCTTTAGAGTATTTAAAAAAGCAACGTAGCAAAGAATGGAAAGAGCAAAAGAAAGTAATTAAACAATCTTTAGAAACTAAAAGCGAAGTATTAAAAGCGTGCCAAATAGTTTTTAACACTTACATACGATTGCGTGACAAAGATAAAAATTGTGTAAGTTGTGGTGCGAAACTTGGTAAAACATTCCATGCAGGCCATATGTTCAGCGTAGGAGCATATCCAAATTTAAGATTTAATGAAAATAATGTTCACGGACAATGTATAGAATGTAATCTACATAGACATGGAAACGTAAAAGAATACGATTTAAGACTTCAAAAGATATTAAGTGATAAAGAATATAACGAACTATTAGAAAGTCGAAATAAACCGCTTAAATTAACGTTAGATGAAGTAAAAGAATTAATTTACATATACAAACAAAAGATTAAAGAGTTAAAAAATGGCTAAACAACAACAACACAACTATTTTTTAGACGCAAACACAATAGTAAAAGTAATTGCTTATCATAAGTTTTCAGATGAGGAATTTGAACAAAAAATGACTTTTGGAAAATGGCTCGAGTTTAAAAAATCTAAAAATTATTTCTATAAATGTTTGCAAGTTTAAAAAAAATTAGATTATTTTTACTATGGTATCAAAATAAATGACTAAATTTGTAATTATGAAAACATTAAAACTATTATTAATAACAGCATTAGCGATTTTATTTTTAAGTTGCTCAAACGACGATAACGAACAATGTACTTATACTTGTAATGCATGGGTAAAACCTGACGGACAAATAAGAACAGTTATACCAGTTGAATTAAATTGCGAAACAAACGAGCCTATTAATTTACCAGAAGGATATATTTTTTTAGGTTGTGATAATGATAATATACCATAATGAAAAAAGGTTATAGTAAAGTAGGACAAAGCAAAAGCAAAAAACAAGCTCTAAAAGATATTTCAGAGAATGAAAGAAACTATGTAAATGAGGAGTTCAAAATACTAAAAGGAAAAGAAGTAAAAGAAATTAAAGTTTCAATTGATACAACAAAATTATAGTTATGGCATATTCGGAAAATGAAAGAGATAAAACGTTTAATTTAATTTGTGATGAATTAGAAAAAGGATATTCTTTACGCTCTATTTTAAGGCGTGAAAATATGCCAAGTAGTAGAACTTTCTTTAAATGGGTAGATGAAGATGAAAAAAAAGTAAAACAATACGAAAGAAGTGTAGAGTTAAGAAGTGAGTTTTTATTTGATGAAATTATTGAAATAGCCGATAAACAGAGCGAAGATGTTGGGGAAGATGAAAACGGAAATAAAGTAATTAATCATAATATTGTACAAAGAAATCGACTTCAAATTGACGCAAGAAAATGGGCTTTATCAAAAATGTTACCAAAGAAATTCGGAGATAAAACCGACATTACAAGCGGTGGAGAAAAGATAACAACACCACAAGAAGTAAAAATCACTATTGTAAAAAGCGAAGATGCAAGCGACGACAGTATTTGAAAAAACATATAACGCAATCAAAGCTAAAAATACAGATGGAACTCGTAAGTATAAATATATAATACATACGGGTTCTTCTCGTTCTTCAAAAACTCATTCAATATTACAAACTCATTGGTTAATGTGTTTGGAAAATACAAACTTTAGAATATCAATTTGGCGTGAAACTAAAGCCGATTGTAAAATGACTATTTTAGCCGATTTAAAAAAGGCTTTACCTACTTTACCATATAATGACAAAGTAAATTTTAATAAAACGGAATCTATCTTTACTTTTGAGGATAATGCCACTATTGAGTTTATGGGCGGAGATGAAGAAAATAGGGTGCATGGTTTTCAAGGTAATGTAGCACACTTAAACGAACCATATAAATTTTCAGTAGACACTTTTAATCAAATTGATATGCGTACTTCTGACTACATTATTATCGATTGGAATCCTAAAAATAATCATTGGATTGAAGATGTGGCAAAAAGAGAAAACGCAATAGTTATACATTCAACATACAAAGACAATCCTTTTATACCATTACAACAAAAGATAAAAATTGAATCTTATTTACCAGTTAAATATACAAATGTAGTTCAAAACGAACTTATAAGCGTTTCAAATGCTTTTAATTACGATTTTAATACTAATCAATACAAGTTTACAGGAAAACAAATAATAGAGCTAAAAAAGGCTTTATTTAACGAACAGCAAGGAACGGCAAATGATTATTTACATTTGGTTTATGCAAAAGGCTTAAAAGCGGAAAAACCTAACAAAATTTATCATAATTGGAAAGTTATTCCAGATGATGAATTTGATATGTTACCATTTTCAACATACTACGGAATGGATTTTGGTTTATCAAGTCCGAGTGCAATGGTACAAATGAAGTTCGACGGAGATAAAACATTTTTCTTTAAAGAAATATTATACAAACCACTTAACCACATTGAAGGCACGCTATCAACTGAATTAGATAATTTAAAGATTCCTAAACATATTGAAATTATTTGCGACGTTGGTAACGAGCTTAACAAAACAGAAATGCAAAAGCTACGTAATGCGGGTTATAATGTTTTGCCAGCAATGAAGGGAGCGGGTTCGATTTTGTCAGGAATTGAAACAATACAAAAATCAACTATTTATTATACTAAAAGTTCAAAGAATATTGAAAACGAATATGATACATATAGTTGGCGTATAGCTCAGGGCGTGCAATTAGATGAACCAGAGCAAACAGATGACCACTTATTAGACGCAATGAAATATGTAATAAGTTGGTATCGTAGAACACGATATTTAAGTTAATTTAAAATAAATCTAAATAAAAATAGTTTATTTAAAAAATATTATTATATTTGTACCTAACTAACGTTGTGAAACAGAGGTTTTAAATTATGGTAGAAAAAACAGTCAGTCTATTTGGTAGACAAATATTCAGTAAAATCGAACGTTCAAGAGATGGTTCTGTATGGACTACACTCTTAAGCGGTGACGATTTTATTAACAATTCTAACTACTTACATACTTCTTTAGAAAATCCAGTTTTAAACGCCATTGTTTCTTTGCGTGCTAAAATGTATTCTCAAATGCAAATAAGCCACATTGACGCAAGCGGAAAAGAAGTAAAAAATTCAGAAGTTTTAAAATTATTAAAGCAGCCTAACTATTTCCAAAGTCAGGAGGATTTCTTATTTCAGCAAATGTGGTTTTTGTCAGTTGCTGGAAATAATTACATTTATCAAATCAAACCTTTTACATCTGAATTACCTAAAAATCTTTATAATCTTATTCCAAGTGAAATTGATTTTAATAAAGTAAATAAGACTGATAAATTTATTTTTACTAAGTCTGAAATAAAGTCATTCTCTGAAAAGAAAATAAAATATACTTTAGACGGTAAAGTTTACGATATTAAAATATCTGAAATTATACCGCTTTATGATTTGGCTAATGCGTTAACTACTGATTCGTGGTTAGTCGCTCCAAGTCGTGTTAAAGCAATAGAAAAGGTATTACAGAATATTGATGTTAATTTACGTTCTAAGCATAAGAATTTACAAATGAGTTCCAAATATGTAGGTATAAATAAATCTACTGGAATGGAAGCACAAATACAATCAGCCGACAGAAAAGAAATTGAAAGTATTTTAAATAAAAAAGACGTATTAACAACTAATGCAAGTGTAGAATATAAGCACCTTGTAAGTGATATGAAGAAATTGTTTTTAGATGAACAATTTTCCGATGACGCTAATAAATGCCTTTTAGCTTTTGAAATGAATAAGAACGTTTTAAACTACTTTGCAAAAGATAGCACGTTTGAAAATCAAAACCAAGGCGTTATAAATTGGATTCAAAACTCAATACAAGGTAGTGCGGATAATACAATGAACTCTTTATCTTCTTCATTTGGTTTATTAGATAAAAACGAAAAATTAGTAGCGAGTTTTGACCACTTACCAATAATGCAAAGTTTAATTAACGATAAGATTAAATCTTTTACCGAGTTTCAAAATGCTTTAAAAGTAAGTTTAGAGAATGGTACTTTAGAACAACCAGAAGCAAAGAAAATGAGTGATAATTTTATTAAAACTTTAGGATTATGAAAGTAGATGAAATTGATAAAATGCTAAATAAAAAAGATATTAGTCCAGAACTAAAAAAAGCATTAGAACAAAGAAAAAAGATTTTAGTAAACGATAAAGAAGTTACAAAATGATATATTGTAAAGAACTAAATAAGGAGTTTGAAAATAAAGCTGATTTATTCAAGGCGCTAGTAGATAATGAATCATTTATTATTGATGCTAAGAAATCACAAGTATACAAATCTTTTGAAAAAGGTTTGCAAGTAGTTTCAGACCAAAAGACAATAGAAAAGGCTTTTAATGATTCCGAAAAGGGTATTAAGTTTGATACTGACTATTATTATTTTGTAGTTAATTCAGCAAATTATTTGGATTCTCACAACGATATGCATGTTGACGGGAATTGGAATAAGTCAGTTAAAGACCAAAACGGAAAAGTTTACTTAGTTTGGCATCACGATTTTAGCAAAACGGAAAATATTATAGCGTTTCCAGAAGATATTGAAATGATGACTTCAAAAGTCGCATGGTCTTTATTAGGCAAAGCATACGATGGAGAAACTTATTCTTTAATATACAAGGTTAAAAAAGACAAGATAGTTAATGAAAACGTATCTAAATGGCTAAAAGAAGGGCGTAAGTTACAATTATCTGTTAGAATGCAATATATAAAGTTAGAAACTGCTTTTAATTCAGACGATGAAGATTATGCTAAACAAACAGAAAACTATCAAAAATATTATCCTTTAATCGCTAATAAAGACGAGTTTAAAGAAATTGAATATTTCTTTATAGTAAAAGAAGCTAAGAACGTAATGGAATCAAGTTTGTTACCTTTTGGCTCAAATAGTGCAACCGCTGAAATATCGCAACCAGAAAATAAAACAGAAGCCGAAATTATCACTTCTGAAATTAAAGAAGAGCCGTCAATCGACACTCAAAAAGTAGAACAAGAATTAAAAAAATTATTAAACAAATTTTAAAAAAGATGGAAGAAATTATCAAAGAATTGGGTACGAAAATCGACGCAATGAAAAACGAATCAGTTTCTAAAACTGAATTAGATGCTTTAAAAGAAGAATTAAAAGCAATCGAAAAAATGGCAACTACTGACCAAGTAGAAACTTTAAAAGGAAATTTAGACGAATTAGCAGAAAAATTAGTTGAAATGCAAAAAGGAGAAAAAGTAGAAAAAACTTTGTTAGATGAAGTAATTGAAAACAAAGAGAAAATTAATGCGCTTGCAAAAGGCGACAAAAAAGTAGAAGTAGAGCTAAAGGCATTATCGAATAGAGCGTCTATTGCTAACAATACAGAAGCGGTAAGACTTTCTGGGATTGGTCAATTAGGTGTTAAATTACGTGCTTTATACGACTTCTTTCCTAAAGTTCAAGTAGGTAACGGAAACCATAACGGAACTATTGCTTACATCGATTGGGACGAAGATACAACTGTAAGAGCGGCTGCAATTGTTGCAGAGGGTGCTACTTTTCCAGAATCAACTGCAAAATTTGCTGAATACACTAAAAAACTTCAAAAGATTGGCGATACATTGCCAGTAACTGAGGAGTTTATGGAAGATGAAGTTTTAGCAAGTTCAGAGCTTTCTAAATTTATCAATATTAACGTTAATACAGTAATCGACACTAAAATTGCAGTAGGCGCTGGGGGTGCAAGTGATATTGAAGGACTTTATACAGCTTCTCCAGCTTATACACCAGTAGCAAGCGGAATTACAGACGCTAACATTAAAGATTTAGTTCGTAAAATGAGAACTGCAATCGTTAAAACAAGAGGTTCTAAATACGCTCCAAACTTTGTAGCTGCAAACTCTGAAACTATTGACAGATATTTCTTGAAAAAAGACGGAGAAAATAACTATATGTTTGATTCTGAAACAGGAACTATTGCTGGTCTAACAATCGTTGAGGATAACAATTTAGCAGATAATACTTTAGTAGTAGGAGATTCAAGATACGGAACTATTTACGAAAAAGGCGGAGTAGTTTTATCAGAAGGTTTTGGAGATGGTCAGTTTGTTGCTGATATGAAAACTATCAAAGCAAGAGTAAGAATGTTATTCTTAATTAGAAACGTTGATAAAACAGGTTTCTTAAAATGTACTAACATTACAACAGCTTTAGCAACTTTAGCATCGTAAATTAAATTATGGCTACTATTAAAAACGTTAAAGTAGAATTTACAGCGGATTTTTCTAATAACAAGAAAGGCGATGTAAGAGAATTTAGCAAAGATATTTCTAACATTTTCGTTAATGATTTGAAAGTAGCTAAATTACACAATGTAAAAGAAGATAAACCAAAAGCAAAAAAATAAAAAATGCCACAAATAGTTAATAAATCGTATTTTAATAAAGCAAATATCTTATATATTCCTTTAGCGAGTGAAGCACCACTACCAAGTGCGGTGACCTCTACTCCAAACGATGGGGCGTATATCGATGCTTTATGTATTGAGATTGAAAAAACTATTTTGGTTAATGCTTTAGGTTTAACAACTTATAATGAACTTCAATTAGCGTTAGCGGATATAGACAATCCGCTATACGCTTCTTATAAAAAATTGGTACAAGGTGATGAGTACGATGATAAAATTTGGATAGGATTAGAACACGATTTAAATCTAATTGCTCAGGCTGTTTGGATTGAATATGTAATGCAAAAAAACACTAATTTATCAGCAGTTGGAAATTCGCAAGTAAATGTTGAAAAAGGCACTTTAGTAACTCCGATGTACAAGATAGCAAACGCAAGCGTTAATTTTATTAAACAATATCAAGGCGAGTATTTAAACGAACCTTATGTTAACGGTATTTTTGTTGATTGGTTAGGAAATAGCGAAGGCGTTTATGTAAGTTTATATCGTTATTTAGTTGACAAAAAGACTGATTTTCCGAATGTAAATTTAGATAATTTCACATTTTACGAACAAATTAATTCTTTTGGAATATGATAACCTTTGAGGAGAGTTTAGGTAAAATAGTTCAGTTATTGCCAGATGTTACAATAGGAGCAAATGACTACTCAATAAAATACAATTGGGGAACGCAAGAGCTATTAAATAAGTATCTAATATTAAACAAAGAAAATTCATATCCTTTAGTTTGGTTGGTTGTTGGTAGAGATTCAAACGATATTAATAATAAAAGTATCAGCAGAAATGCAAGAATAGTTATCGCAACTCGCTCAATGAACAAAGAAGAATTTAACGAGTTCCAATTCCAAACGTACTATAAAGAAATACTTTACCCAGTTCAAATGAATTTAATAAAATCATTACGAATGAGTGGTATTAGTAAAATTGTTAATGAAGTGTATAATTCTGAATACAAGCCTAACTATTCTTTTGAAAATAGCGAAGGCGGTTTAGTCGATATTTGGAACGCAATAGAATTGACAATTGAAATTTCTTTCGACACCGATTATCCATGCAGAATTAAACAAGTAAAATTTTAAGATATGGCAAAGAAAGAAAAAAAGGAAATGGAAACAAATATAATTCCAAAACCAATAGCCGAAATTAAAAAGCAGTCATTTAAAATATTAAAGGAATTTGCAACAAACGACAAAGTCTATAAAGTTGGAGATACTTTTTCACACAATGACAAAAGAGTAATAAATTTTTTAAGAACAAATAAAATCATATAATTATGGGATTAATAAGTGCAGTAGTAAATAACTTATCTTGTGGCGCAAATAGCCAATTAGGAACAGGAACAAAATTCTGTCCGCAAGATATTGAAAATCCAACAGTTGTAGTATTCGCTGAAAAAGGGACAAAATTCGCTCCAAGCGATGACCTTACTTTATCAGCAGTACAAGAGCTACAACAAACGGGTAAATTAATCGTTTTAAGCGGTGTTGTATCTTTTACAGATAATACAGCAGAAAACACAACAGGAACAAGAGAAAGTACAGGAATTAAGTACACAACATTATTAAATCCTTACGACTTCACGTTTGTATTTGATAATGGTTTACATTTCCACAAGGCTTTAACTAAATTAGAAGGCTCTAAAAATTATGATATGTTCATTTTTGACATAAAAAATGATATGTTTGGAGCTTTAGACCGTCAGGGTAACTTTAGAGGCTTAGACTGTCAGTATGTTGGTGTAGGTGGTTACAAAATCGGAATGGAAAACTCTCAATCTTTGATGGTTCAAATTTCAAGAACTCAATTTGATAGCGATGTAGCTTTTGTATCTAATGAGAATTTAGATTTTACAGCGGAACAAGATTTAGACGGATATAACGATATTGAAATTGCTTTAACAGCTCCAGCTGATACGGCTACTTCTTTAGCGATTAAAGTTTACGCAAAGTCTAACAACAAATTAGTAGCGTTAACAGGATTAGAAAAAGAAGATTTCTTGTTAAAAATTGATGGTGTTACAACTACAATTACAGCTTTAATATATGGTTCAGTAGATGGAGAATATACGTTAACGGTGCCAGCTTTTACAACAGGTGATGCGGTTTCGTTACAATTATTTGATAGTATTTTAAATGCTTCAATAATCAATATAGATGGTACAATGTACAAATCTAATGTTGCAACTACTGTAGTAGTATAATATTTAAAAGGGGCGGTAATTTAAAAACGCCCCTTAACTTAAAACGATAGGCGTGCAATCGGTTCGAGTTCCGTAATTAAGTTCTAAAACTTCATAAAATGACCTCTCCATACGATTTAATGGTAAAAATTCAAGGGGTTAGAAATAGACTTCTTGATGAAACTGAAAATATTATTTACAGAAATGAGAATAAAATAATTCAGTTAAACGCTTCACAAATAGAGCAACATGTAGGATTCGATAATAAGATTTTGCAAAATACAGACAAAGTATTTACGGGTTTTTATCGTTCAAACAACTTTACTGAAAGTGGCGGTTTTCATCAAATAGGCCAACCTTATAACTTTACCGATAGTGGTAATTTCTTTAGAGGTTTTTATGTCGAAGTATTACCAAATTTAGTACAGATAGAAATCGGTTCAACAGGAACAGGAACGGGAGATAAAGCAACATTCTTTAGAGGTTACACAAATATATTCGGACTTACTTCACAAAATCAATTAAAATTAAATTATGAAATCATTTTACCAGAGATTCAAAAGTTTGTTAAACAACAAATCGGTTAGTTACTTCGATAATTGCGAAAAGATGCCACTTTATAACTTTAAAATGTTTATTGAAACAAACGATTTAAAGTACTTTTCAAGCGATTTAAAAGAGGATTCTAAACTTCAAAATATAGCTGACTTATTTTTTACTGATTATATCGAGTTAACGAATAACAGAAAAGTAGAAAATAGATATATTACTATGTTTGAAATTATGCGTTTAGAAAATAAGTATAAATGCGTTTCTCTATTGCTTAAATCTTTATGGAATTACGACAAATTACAAGGTAAAGAAAACTTTGATAAAATGATTGATATTTTGGAACAATGGAACTACAAAATAGATAGAAACAAAGAAGTATTTGAACAGATTGAAAAGATAGCGAATAGGATTCAAGGAATTAAGACAAAGATTGAATTATTGCGTGCTAAATTAGACGATGGTCAAAAAGAGAAATCAGATAAGCCAAACTTTGAAAAGGAATTAATAAACATAGGTAGGATTTTAGAATTAAGATATTCCCTAAAGATTAAAGAGTTAAATGTAGCGGAATTTATAGGTTATCAAAAACAGGCACAAGAAGTAATTGAATCACAAAATAAAGCAAAAAAATAATGACAAACGTAATAGATATATTAGTAAGTAAGCAAGCACAAGCTGAACTTGACAAAGTAATTGCTTCTTTAAAGGTAACGCACGAAGAAATTATTAAGATTAATCAACAAGGGTTAAAAATTAATAGCGGTGCAAGCCCTAAGAACCCACAGCAAATGAATAGCTCTGTTAAAGAATCTATCGCTTTGAATGAAAAGTTAGAAGCTACTAATAAAAAAATGTTAGTTACTTCTAAACAATTAGAGCAAGCGAGTTTAAGAGAGTCAAACGCAAGAAATGCCCTAAATAAGCAAAGAGAAACAACTCTTAATCAATTAGCTAAAGAAGAAGCTAAACTTGCTATTGCTGGTAATTATTACAACAAATTACAAGCCGAATTAAACAATTTATCTTTTGCGTATAAAGATTTAGCTGCACGTCAACAAATGGGAGCAAGCCTTTCAAAAGTTGAGGCTGAAAGAATGCAATACCTTGAAAATCGTATAAAAACACTTGATAAAACTTTAAAAGGTGTTGATGGTGCAATGGGTAAATATACTCGTAATGTAGGTAATTATTCAGGTTCTTTCAATCCTTTAAATAACTCTATTGCTCAATTAGGTCGTGAGATGCCCGCTTTTGCAAATTCAGTACAAACGGGGTTCATGGCAATATCGAATAACTTACCGATTTTCTTTGATGCGATGGAAAACGTAATCAAACAAAATAAACAATTACAAGCAGAAGGCAAGCCTACAAAATCAGCATTAACTCAATTAGCGGGTGCGTTATTCAGTTTTCAAACTCTTTTATCAGTTGGTGTTACATTATTAACTTTATATGGTAAAGAAATTGTTACTTGGGCATCTTCTTTATTTGGTGCAAATGAGGTATTAGAAGAACTTAATAAGAATCAAAAGGAGTTTAATGATAGTAAAGTTCAAGGTCGTAAAGACTCTATTTCTGATAGAACAGAATTAGAAAAATATATAAGAACAATGCGAAACTCTAATCTTTCTTTAGAAGAAAGAGATATTGCATTAAAGAAAATAAGAAGCCAATTTCCTTTTTATTTTAAAAACCTTACAGACGAACACCTTTTAAATGGAAATATAACAAAAGAATTAGCTTCTTTAAACATAGCATTAGAGCGTAGAGCAGTATTACAAAAAGCTACTGATGCAAATGTTAAAAATAAACAAAGATTAGTAGATTTACAAATTGAAAGAGATTCTCTTAAATCTAATTTAGAATTAGAACAAAAAATATACGAACAAAATAAAAAAATAAATCAACAATCTCAAACAGGTACAGGTATTAATAAAAATATGTCAGCAGAAGCAAATCTTTTGCAGATAAAAAATAAAATATTAGATACTGAAAAAAATATAAATGCTTTTCAAACAGCAATTATAAATAATAATAAAACAATAAACGAGTTAAAAGCCAAAACAATTGGATTAGAATACCAAGAAAATGAAGCTAAAAAAGAATCTATAAAGCTAAAAAAAGAAGAAGCCGAAGCTGATAAATTCTCAAAAACTTGGTTCGAGCAAACTATTGCAGCATTTCAAAAAGAAGCCGATGCTATGTCGTACGCTAATCCAATGCGACAGCAAATGATAGGACAAATAAAACTATTAACTTTATCTTATCAGGCTTTATATGGAGAGCAAAAGAAACAGGAAAAAGTACAAGATCCTAAATTTGGAACTCTTGAATATTATGAAAAATTAAAATCTTTACTACAACAACAACAAAAAACAATAGCAACTACTAATCCAGAATGGGAACATTATAATAATCTTATAAAAGCAGTTCAGATTGATATTGATATTTTAACAGGAAAACAAAAGGAATTAAATGAAACTTTCTTTGATTCACAAAAATATTTTCAAGGTTTTGTAGATAGCTTTACAAGTCAGTCAGGTTTTAGTGAAGTATTTAAAGTAATGGATTTATTAAACCAAAACTTTGAAACAGTAGAGGAAAAAGCTAAAGTAGTTGGTTTGGCAGTTAGTGAGGCATTTCAACAGGCTTTTAATACTATTTCTACAATGTCAGATGCTAATTATCAAACTATGTTTAGTAATTTAGAGCGTCAAAGAGATGTAAGTATTTTGTTTGCGGGAGAAAGCACAACAGCAAGAGAAGAAATAGAAAGAGTTTATGAAGAAAGACGCAAAAGAATACAACGCCAACAAGCCGAAAGTCAAAAAAGATTAGCGATGTTTAATATTGCTACAAATACAGCACAGGCGGTTATGGCTACTTATGCTAAATTAGGATTTCCTGCTGGTATTCCTTTAGCTATTGCGGTTGGTGCAATCGGAGCAGTACAATTAGCTTTAACAGCAGCACAACCGATACCACAATTTTACAAAGGTACGCAAAACGCACCAGAGGGGTTAGCGTGGACCGATGAAAAAGGAGCTGAATTACATACAGATAGCAAAGGAAATATTAAAGATTACGGAAGCAATAAAGGAGCGAGATTAAAGAAACTTGATAAAGGGGATAAAATCTATACAGCAAGTCAGACTAAAAAAATGATGGATTTATACGGATTTAACCAAGATTTTAATAACATAATGTTAACTAATGGAATAAGTACTTCTAATTTCAATAATAATTCCGTAAATTTAGAGCCTTTAAACGCAAGATTAGACCGCCTTACTAATGTAGTAGCTAATAAGTCAGAGTTCACAATGGTAAACAATGAAAGCGGAACAAAGTACTACGAACGTGTTAACGGACAACGTAGAGAATTAGTAAATTCAGTATTAACAATGAAATCAAGAACTATAAAATAATGTTTAAACACTATTTAAATTTTGTAGATTTACCATTAATAGGTAGGATTGAAATAAGCGAGCCTTTTAAGTTCGATGGAAGTACCCACGAAATTAAACGAGAAAAAGGGCGTCATTCACGAGATGTAATAATTGCGAACCAAGATATTGATTTAGAATTGGAGCGTGAACATTTTGAGTTATTGGATATTGAACAAACTTTACCAGATGGCACAATTTTTAATTTAGCTTCACATGGTTTTGATTATTTGATAAACGAAATTAATTCGAGAGGGTGGGAAATGTCAGTTGAATATATTATCAACTACAACGGAACAGATTTTACAACAGGAGAAATTGACGGACTAACTTATAAGGTAAGCGATAACGAGTTATCTATTAAAATAACTCAAAATACTTTATACGCTTATATCAAAAAAAATGATAGCGTAAAGATTGACGCTTTTAGTGATAAAAGTTTAACTGATTTAGACATTGAACCATGCACAACAACTGATATATTTTTAAAGGCTAAACCATTACTACAAGCGAGCGATTGGGAGAGTATAGAAGCTGATGCATTTGGGTTTTCGCAAACAAATAACAGAAACGATGTAAATGATATTCCAAGTACTATCAGATTTGGAGCAAATAACTGTTTAATAGTCAAAAGTTACGGAATAGAGGATACTTTAAATAGTTTTGAATCAAGATATGTTTTAAATTCTTTAGGGTTTCCTAATGATGGTTTAAATTTTCAATATTTAGAAGCCAAAAACACTTTGACAGACATTAAAATATCTATAACCGATTTAGATGCTTACACAAGGCAATCTAAAAACGACTTCTTTGCTAATATTGTTTTAAGTGGTAGCGGTTATGTTAGATTTGTGATAAAATATGGTTTTGATACTGATGTTCCAAATATGACAACTATTGTATTATACGAGCGTTTTTTTGGTTTTGTTGATAGTTCACCAATTGTAAATTTACCTAATTCCTTTGATGTTACAATACCAGTTTTAGAGCAAGGAATGAGGTTGTATGTTTATTTAGAACCATATTCAGAAGCAACTTTTAATCAATATTCATCTTCAAGTTTAGCAAACTATACAGTTTATGCTACAATGGAATCGATGAAAATGAGTATAACAGCAACATCGACAGCACTTTCAACAATTGTAAAAGGCGTTAGATTATATGATTTATTAAGACATCAAGCCAATAGCTATGATACTATTCTAACAGATAACGGAGTATTTAATAATACTTCTGAATATTGGAATAACTTTTGTTTTAATGGTCGTATGTTGGGTAATTTAGCAAATAATGAATTTAATAATGAATTTAAACAGCTTTACAATTCTGTTTGTGATGAAGCCTTTGCAGACTATCAAATAACAAATGAGGGAATAGAAATCGACTTTATAAACAACTATTATAAAGATGAAGAAATTGCAGTTTTTACAGAATTGCCAAGTAATGATTATAATTACACCGCAAATAGTGATTATTCAATAAATCTATTTAACGTTAAATTCAAAAAAAGTAGTTCAGATAGAACAGGAAACGAAGTTGATACAATTGATGACGTGCATACTTCTTTACAATTAAAAATGCCAAGCAAAAAAGCAGATGCAATTTATAATTTAGAGTTTTATCATATTAGGTCAGCTCAACTAATAGAGGAACAAAGACGCAAAGGAAATGAAGTAAACGGAAAAACCAGAGTATTAGAAAATGATGAGAATTTATTTGTTTTGGATTGCGTTGAACTCGCACCAAGTACAACAAACGAATTTACACAATTTTTAAGATACCGAATTTTAGACACTGACAACAAATTAGAAATTGTATCGAATGGAACTTTTGCATGGACTAATTTAGGTATGGTTGTAGGGCAAACAATTAGTATTTCTTTTGTTGGTTTGCCAAGTGGTACAAATTTTGAAATATTAGCTTTAGAAGATTTTACAATAAGATTATTATTTTTGAATAACCTACCAACTTCTGACAGCGATGGTGAAAAGTCAATTACTTTTAATTACATTTTACAAGGCGTACAATATACAAATAGAACAAATCAAGGTTTTACCACTATTCAAGGTGTTGCAAATCCAGATAACTATTCTAATTTAAAATATAGCCTAAAACGAATTACTAACAAATGGTTATCTTTTATTAACACAGCGGGTCAATATTTAATAGGACAAGACGCAAAAGTAACGGAAATTAAAATTAATGATGCTTTAGAAACGCAATTAACTACTGAAAGCGGTTTAGTTATTGATAAAGCTAACATTACACTTACTGAAAATCGAATTTTAAACGGCAGAGTTTTTAGTGTAAAAGTATTTTCAGACTTTGACACAGCCACTAATTTATTTAATAATGTAAGAGATTTAAAGGGATATATTAGAATCATTCTAAATAGTGAAAATGTAATATTTGGATATATTAAAGAGGCTCGTTATACATGGCGTTCAAACGAATTGATTTTAACACTTGAAGAAAAATTTAATAATTTGATAACTGAAATTAATACTTTAGATGTTTATAACTACAATATAGTTAATAATTTTGTAAATTTATACGATGTAAATAATTTACCTTTGTTGACTACAAAAGAGTTTACTAAATTCAGTATAAACGGAATAATTTACGATAACATAGATGACTTTACAAATAATTTAATACCACTTTTAAATAATGAATGATAGTATAATAAGGTTTAAAAATAGCCTAAACGATGCGTTAAATTTAGACTTAAACGATAATGCAATTTTAGGCTATGCAAATCAAATAGTTTTAAATCCGTTTAAATTCTACACACAAAAGACACCTATTGAAATGATTTTTGAGGGCGAATATACTTGTTATATTTCGGACATTTGCGGTGATAATTTACAAGATATTACGGAACATACATATATTTCAGAAAACACAAACGGAAATTATATTGAATTTGCGACTGGCGTTGATTTCCAAAGAAAGTTAGTTTTAATTAAGTTGGTAAACAATATTAACCCGCTTGAAATTTGGTACTCAAATCCAATGTTTATAACTGAAAATGTAAATTTAACGACTGAATTTGATTATAAAAACGTAAGTGATGCTTATATGCAGTCAGTAGCGTTGGAGTGCTTTTTTACACGTTCTATTCAAGAAAGCGAAGTTAAAAGCTACGTACAAGAAACAGGAACAAAAGTAAGTGGAAAAGCTACATTTATAGAAATGCGAAAATTCATTTTTGAAATGTTAGATAACTTTGTGTATAGACGCTTGAATTTAATTTTAGCTAAAACGCAACTTTATGTACAAGAAATTAGAGTAACTGATAAACCACTTTTAAAGGATTCCGATATACAAGGAAATCAAAATACTTTTTCGAGTGAGTTTACGGGTGCGGTTAACTATAACGATACTTACACACGAACTTTACAAATTGCACAACCTTTAGCATTAGTAAGCAATTACCCAAACGCAATTTATACTTTAGACACAATTAGCGATTTAATACAATTAGTATTTAATCACGATGTAGATGCTGACAATACAGATTTACAAATTTCTTTGTATAAAGATGAAATTTTTATTTCTTATTTAGACTTAATTAAAATAAATTTTACTACCTTTGAACAAGTATATAATTTTGTGAGTAATGGAGAGTACAAAATAATTATTCCAGCAAACAAATATAGTTCAATTTTATATGGTTCTTTACCTTATACAGAATTGACTTTCACTATTTTAGGTGGGGAATATGAAAATACAGAATATAACGACGAATATTTATTAAATTAATATGGCAACAAAAACAAATTTATTAAGTTCAATTAATACGCAATTAACGGCTATTATAACACAAGCGAAACATAGACTTTCTATGAGTGCTTTAGTAGATGAACTTTATCCAAGTGTTATAAGCGACACACAAGCGACAGCAAACGTTTTTACAGCAAGTAACGCAACAGACAGAACTTATAACTTAAAGATAGTTAAACAAGGCAGATGTGTAACTATTAAAGGGCGTTTAAAAAATACGCTTGTTTCAATTATTAGTGGTGTAGATTTTGCAACTATTACAAATGCTGAATTTTTACCGAGTGATTTAACAACTTATTATGGAATTGGAGAAAGCGGAAGTGTTAGAATTACTTTAGATGCTGGCGGTGCTTTATCGGTTGTTGGTTCAATGGATTCTGAATCAGAAATAGAAATTAACTTTATTTACTTTACACTTAACTAATATGGCAAATTTAATAAATTCAAATTTAGATGAAACGGGAAATTTATTAAGTGTTAATTCACTTCTTAGAAATAGTCCTACAATTAATTTTGATTCAAGTTCGATGTCAAGCAATTACGAAATAACAGACGAATTACAAATTAATAGTAATGCGTTATCTTTTAAAGCTACTTTAGTACAAAATGTAATTACTAACCTTTCGTCTAATTTTGATTTCGGTGATGCATTAGAATTTACAGCAAAAATAAATGGAGTTCACTCGTTTTCATTTTATCTTTTACAAGGGGATATAAACGCAAATTTACCATATAATGTTGATGTAAAATTAAAAGTCTATATTAATGATACTTTAATTGAAACTGATACTATAAACGTTGATTTAGCAAACGGTAATCCGTTTCAAAGGCTTTCACAAAGTTTTTATGTAAATAAAGATGAAGTTGTAAATTTTAAATTTAGAGTAGAAAAAGATAGCGTAGGGAATCCTAGTCCTAATATTGAATTATTTTTTACAGGTTTTCAAGCTAATTATGGAAATGTAAACGATTATAATATCCCTTATGGGGGTTTTAAAGAATATCAAGGGACTTGGGACTATGCAAATACACTTACTGCTCAATCTTTCGTTGATACGGCTATTTATTTAGAAAATAACGGACTTGGAGCTTTTACAAATAAAACTTATAAAATATCTGGAATTGAGGATATTTTCGACACTTCAAGTAATCAATTTGACTTTAGTCTATTAGACTTAGGTGATAGAGTTGATGTAAGATTAGATTTATCAATAACTACAACATCTTCAAATCAATCTGTAAAAGCGTCTATCGAATTAGGAATAGGAGATACGCCATACGAAGTTTCTTTTTTAGATAGAGATTACAAAGCAATCGGAACATATAATATTACTATTAGTAATTGGATTTATATAGGTAATGAAATGACAAAAGATATGCCCGCAAAAGTGAAATTCTTTTCAGATGATAATGCTACTATCTTAGTAAATGGATGGGCTGTTAATGTTATAAAAAAGAAATAATTATGCTAAAACTAACTAAAAAAGGAGATAAATATTGGTTGTTTGAAGATAGCGAAATAGGTTTATTTTCGCCTTCTAAATTTACTATAAATTTATTAAACAACGTTATTACAATAGTTTACGAAAATGGTCTTAAATCTAAAACATATAATGTTATAGATTGCGAGATTTACGATTTAGGTTCATTAGTTCCTTTTACCACTTCAAGCGGTGACGATTTTATGGCTAAATTAGAGGAGTTAAATTGTCCTTGTTTTCAAAAGAATGAAAATATTTATATTGGTGGCAGTGGAACTTGGTCTGATTTAACCGACTTTAATTCACTAACAGACGCTACAACACCCTTATCAGGCACAGAAGAAATACCTATTGTTCAAAGTGGCGTTACTAAAAAAGTAGCGGTTAGTGAAATTGGTGGTGGTGCTACTTTAAAAGTAATTGCACAAAATTTAACCGATAGTGTTGCAGTAACAGGGACAACTTCTAATACTACGGTTGAAACATATACTATTCCTGCAAACACTTTTATCGTTGGAGATACTATAATATTGAAATCGAGAGTGATAAAAACAGGAGTAAATGGAGTGGTTTCTCAAAGACCAAACATAGCTGGAATAGAAATGTTTGCACAATCTAGTCCAGCTACTAATTTGTACCACCAAATAGAAAGGCAATTAATAGTAAAATCTGAAACAATTACAGAAGAAATTGTTTTAACATCAAACGCATCAACCTCAAATGGTTCTTTTTTATCAAATCAAAGAATAAATATAGATTGGTCATTACCTCAAACTTTAACCTTAAATATATCAAATAGTCACATAAGCGATAGTTCTATTGTATCATTTTGGCAGTTGTTGAGAATTAGAAAAACTGATAGTTTAAGCGGTGGTGGTGGCGGTGTATCTAATCACTCCGAACTTGTTTTAGACGATGGAACAAATCCACACGGAACAACAAAAACAGATGTAGGTTTAGGTAATGTTGATAATACTTCAGATTTAAACAAACCTATTTCAACAGCTACACAAACGGCTTTAAATGATAGATTACAATGGCTTGTTAAAGATACAACTCCAACAACAGCGGTAACAGGTACAACTTCAAGAACGCAAATTGGTAGCAGCATATTGATTCCAGATAATACTTTTAGTACTGAGGATGTAATGATTTTAGATGGTTATGCGGTTGAAAAAACTGCAGGAATAGGAACTTGCCAGATTCAAATTTGGCACAATACAAGTGACACACTTACAGGCGCTACTGCAATTGCAGTTTTTTCAATGGCTAACGCTAACGTTTCAGCTAAAATGGTACGAACTTTTGAAATATCAGAAGGTTTATTGAAATGTAGAATTAATGGAACAACTAATGCAATTTCAGATATTGGAGCTTTATCGTTTACGCCTTTATCAATTTCTTTCGACCCGACTATTGATAACTATTTTTTTACAACCGTTAATTTAGGTAATGCATCAGATTCAGTAACAAGAACTCAACTTTTAATATCAAAATAATATGCCTTTATATTCAATTTTAGACGAAAATGGATTTATTACGCATTGTGAACAACACAATGAATGTCCGCTAAATGCAACACCATTATTAAACACGCAATTTATTAAACCTCGTTTAGTGGGTGGTGTTTTGTTAGAAGGTGCAACACCTGAAGAAATAGCAAGTTTAATAGTAGTACCTGATTCAATATCACAAATGAAGTTACGTAAACAACTAATTTTAAATGGTATTTCTATTAGTTCAATTGACGCTTTAATTCAATCTTTACCACAACCAAATAGGGATTTAATTTACACTATGTGGGAATATGCGGTTGTATTTGATAGAACAAACCCAGAGTTAAACGCAATGGCTCAAATGTTAGAAATAACACAAGGGCAATTAGACGAAATATTTATAAACGGAAATTTACTATGATACTATTTTTAATTGCTTACGTTTTGTTTTTACCTTTATCTTTTATTAACTTTCTTTTTGTGCGTCAAAAAGGATATTTTAAAGACAGTGCTATAAATATTGATAAGTTTGGAAATCGTGAATTTCGTACAAGTTTAAACAAGTGCTTAATTACTTCAAATAGTCCTTTTGAGTTTGGGAATATTAATGAAACTATTTCGAGCGTATTGGGTAAAAATAAAAGGTTCGGACACCTTACAAAATTCGGAAAAATTATATGTTTAATTTTAGACACAATAGATAAAAATCATTGTGAAAAATCAATTCAATGGTAGTATGATAACAACTAAAACAATTACAGCAATCATAACAACATTTTTAATCTTCATTACGCCAATATTAGGACTATTGGCACTTATATCTTTTGCGGTTGGTTTTGATACCTTATTTGCAATTTATGTAAGTATTAAGCAAAAAGGAATTAACTCTTTTAAAAGCACAAAACTTTTCAATATAGTAGTTAAGACTTTCTTTTATATGGGTTCGATTATATTTGCTTTTATGATTGATAAATATATTTTAGATGGTAAACTTTTAGATATACCTTATTTAATTTCAAAAGTACTTACTTTTGTATGGTTGTATATTGAGGTTAAGTCAATAGATGAAACCTCTATGAAATTGGGTAACCGCTCACTTTGGGTAATTGTAAAAGAAATTATATCTAAAGGCAAAGATTTAAAAAAAGATATTAACGAAATAAAAGAGTAATGGCAAAAATAACAACGAATTTTAGTTTAGAAGAATTTAAGTGCAAAGATGGTTCAGATATTCCAAACGATGTACTTAAAAACATTATTGAACTTGCAAATAATTTACAAGTATTAAGAGATTATTTAGGAGTTTCAATAACAATAACAAGCGGTTACAGAAGCCCAAAATATAACGCTAAAATAGGAGGTGTTAAAAATAGTCAACACCCAAAAGGTAAAGCTGGAGATTTGAAAACAAAAGAATTTACCCCAAAACAAGTAGCTGAAGCAATCGAAAAACTTATTAAAGAAGGTAAAATGAAACAAGGCGGAATAGGTATCTATCCAAACTTTACGCATTATGATATTCGAGGTATAAAAGCACGTTGGTAAATTAAAATACAAAAACCGCCCTACTAATAGAGCGGTTTTT